AGGTAACGGACTGAGGATTTTCATAATGCTTAATAGCAAATAGTAGAAAATTATCCTCATTTAATTCATCAAAATGCATAATCTACCTATTCATCAGGTTCCGAATGTTAGAGTTGCTGCACCGTTGGAAATGACTTCTTCAGTACCTCCAGCAGAATTAATCTTCACTCTGTACTTGTAACCATCAACCGAATTTGTTGCTCCAGTTAGAGTTAGAGTTGCAGTTGTTACGCCACTGTAAATACCAGCGTTGCTAACATTTGCCCAGGTTGTACCTGTTGCAGTTTGACGCTGCCACTGATAAGTAAGAGTTCCAGGAGTTCCAGTTGTGCTGGTTGTAACTGTGAAGGTTGCTCCACCAGAAGAAGTGGTTGCATTAGCAGGTTGACCAGTGATGGTTACTGCTGATGCTACGTCTGCTGCAACGGTGTCATCTGATAGAGACTCATTAGCATTCGTCTCTCCACCAGAAAAGCAAACTAGTTTTTCTGCTCTGTGCTTTGTAGCACCACTAGCAGTTGTATAGGTGCTGTATGCCCACCAACCAGGACCATCGATTCCACGGGTCTTGTTCTCATGTAGAGCTGCTTCTGTGTCATCAACATAAACAAAAGTTTTGGTTACAGAATTAGGGCCTCCGCCAACGGTAGCAGATGCTTTGATACCTACTGCGTTTTTTGCCTTATTCTGATTTGTTGTTGTGTCTGTTTTTCCGTAAAGAGACATTTGATTCTCCGATAAACTTAGATATCCTGTATTTATTTATGTAATACAGCTCTTAGAAAGGTTTGAACTAGATCCAATATACCATTTGCTTTGGTTTTATTGGTCTTAGCCAACCATTCAGATAAAGAAAGGAGTAACCCCAAAACGATGGTTACTCCCCAGTTTGTTATTAAACAAGTAATCATAGTTTGATGCCGAGTTTTGCAGCAGCGTCGCTGACTTGACCAGTAACTTGATCTTTGAACATCGCTGCCTTAACAGTTGTAAAAAGAACATCATCAATACTGTTGTCAGTTGATTTTACATACTTCTCTAGAAGATCTAGAACAAGTTTCTTAACTGCAGGACTGGTTGCTATTTGCATGAGTAGTGGTTTTACTACTCCGACTAGTGCTCCCATAATAACCTCCTTAATATTTTTTTAATGAATGGGTTTCCCCATCTATTTATCAATCGTATCTTGAATGTAACATATCTCTTGCTTTTTGAGCATTTGCACGACGATTGGCAACCTTTTGAGCAGGAGTAACACTAGGTCCAGGTGTAGGAGCACCCTTTTCTTTCTTCTTACCTCTTTGCTGAATAGCACCACCAGCACCCATTCTACCAGAACCCATAACCTTGTGCATATGTCTCATAACCTTTGAGTTGGTATCATCACCACCCATGGTTCCACCTTTCTTCACTTCCTTACCAGTCTTATAATCCTTACCAGTTTCTTTCTCATAACGATTACGTTCAGCAATGAAGTCGGAGAATGAAAGTGATTCACCCATAGCAGCTTGCTTACGAAGTTTCTTAGGATTCTTCGTCTTATCTGCTGAGTAGTTACTATCTTCACCCTCAGGGTCTATAGAACTACGATGTCTTGTACGTCTTTCTTCATCACTCATATTTGCTCTGCCTGATTTTGCCTCATCAGGAGAATACTTTCTACCACTATTGTACCATTCCTTACCCACATGACCTCTCTTCTCAGCATCAGCAGAAGCAGCACGTCTTACATTCTTCTTACGATTTGCCTTGAAATCTTTCATGGACATGCCTTCTTCGATTTCAAACTCTTCCTTTACCTTTTCCATCTCTTTGCGTTTTGCAGCAGTCTTAGCAAGTAGTCTTGCCTTTGCAGCATCACGTTCAGACTGAGGAATAGCAGTTACAGCACCTAGTTTTTCTGCAGGTTTGCCAGGAACATGTGATTCACTACGAATTTGCTTAAGAAGATTATCTAAATTGCCACCCTTACCTGAAGGTTTCTTCTTAGCGGCAGCAGGTTTTGCTACTGGTTTTGCTGCTGGTTTGGTAGCAGCAGGTTTTGCAGCAGGAGTAGCAGCAGGTGCAGACTTACCTCTACCCTCATCATATCCAGCCTTAGCAGTCTTAACAACTTTACCAACTGCCTTACCTGCACCGTGAACTGCTTTCTTTAGACCAGACTTAAGTGCAGATCCAACTCTTCCTAAAAGACCAGGACGCTTAGTTCCAGTTGCAGATGAACTCGAAGATCCACTTGAAGATGGTGCAGGTTTAGTTACTGATGGTTTTGCTGGCGATCCAGTGTTAGGTGAATCGGATTTGGAATCGTTACTATCAGACTTAGTTGCATCGGGAGCATCCTTAGATGCTGCAGATGCTTTCTTGTATCCAGCAACAGCAGATCCAGCAACTTCTCCAGCCGCATGTGCAACTTTCTTAGCAACCTTCTTAGCACCAGAAGCAACCTTATGAACAGCAGATTTAATCTTTGCTAATCTATCAGTTCTGCTTGGTGCTACCTTTACATCACTATCATGACCAACTGTTACCTTTGCTTCTTCAAGGTAAGTTAATTCCGAATCAACGTGTTCGATAAGAAGAGTTTCAAGTTCTTCAATCTCAAAACCTTCCTCTAGAGTTTCGTAGAAAAACTCTTCGACAACTTCTTCAATCAAATCATCCGAGAGAAAAAGAAGATCCTCATCAGTTAGTTCGTCAAGAACAGATGCAAAATCTAATTCTTCCTTGGTCATTTTTTTCTTTTGCCAAGAATCAAGTGCATCTACAGGACGACCACCTTTAGCAAGAACTTCTTTTTTGTGTGATTGAAATGCTGCAGTATTAGCATCTCTTTTCTCTTTATCTGCCTTAGAAGCAGCAGCTCTTTGAGCAACCTTTTCTTTGGAGATACGATCAATACGTTCTGCTGGGGTTTCTTCCTTTAGATCTTCTTTGTTTGGATTGATGGTAACAGTGGATTTTCCAACTGATACTTTCTTACCTTTCTTTCCAGAGTCTTCTTGCTCTGCGATGTAGTTATTAAATGATTTCATTTTATTCCTCAGCGAACGTTAGCAGCATACCATTTTTCGAAATCTTCTCTACGCTTATCACCTCTAGGTGGCATAGCACTCTTCGATGTCTTTTTCTTTTGCTCTGCTTCATACTTCTCAGGATTGTTGCGAGCATACTGAGATTCCATTACTTCCTTCCAGGAGTAATTGCGAACCTCAAGACCACCCTCTTCTAGAGAATTGCCAATCATCTCATAACCCATGTTGAGATCCTTTTTCTCTTTAGGAGTTAGAGCACCTCTTTGAGCTCCTCTCGCTGCTTGCTTTGCCTTTACTGCTGGATCATTAGACTTGTGTTGTCCAACATGGAGACCAGGATTCGATGAAGCAGTCTTACGGTAATCACCTCTCTGTGCTCTAGCATAATTCTGTCTTTGCTTTGCCTTATTAGCATCACCGTAGGTTGGTTGCTTCTCAAGTGCAGTTGCTCTATCTGCAGCTGCTCCGCCGCCAGCACGGCTGCGTAGTTTGGTTTCATCATAACCACGCTTTGCCATCGCAGTTGCTTCAGCAAGTACAAGGTCATAAAGTTCTTCAATCTCTTCCTCAGAAAGATCTTCCATTAGTTCAAAGAATTGATCTTCGCTCTCGATTACACCTTCAGCATAGAGCCAGTCTGCAACCATCTCTACATCAGAAAGGAATTCTACTTCTTCATCAAGAACTTCTTGAGTGTCATTAATGGTTACGCCATCTTCTTCAAAGATAACTTCAAATCCATCTTCATAAGCAGCAAGAACTTCACGAACCTGATCAATAGTGTATCCTTCTTCGATCATTTGAGTATAGAGATCCATGTACTCTTCCATAGGTACACACTTATCTTTACCGTTCTCAGTACCAGCGTACTTATAACCCTTCCAGCAAGCCTTACCATCAGCACCTTTTATTTTGCCTTCTTCAATCTCAACTTCTTCTTTATTATATGCTTTCCAAGCAGCGCCATAAGACTTTCTCTTTTCGGTATCAGTTAATCCACCTTCTTTATAACCTGCTTTGATGTGCTTAACCATACGCTCATACTTAGCTCCTGGAGGTGCCTTCTCTTCAATCTCCTCTACTTCCTCTTTCTTCATCGCTTTTTTGATAGCGCGATCCTTCACACCAGCATACTCATCGGTTTCGTCTTCTACATCTCCATCACCATCATAGTCTTTCGACTTCTTACCTGACTTCTTGGTGTACTTGTCCTCTTGATCTTCTCCAGCACCTTTCATTTCATCAAGATAACCAATATCGTCTAGGATGTTTTCGATCCCATCGAGTTTGAAGTTGTTAGTAAACATTTTTTAATTCCTTGCGATTTTTCGTTTCCTTCTATTATTTAGTCTTTTTTACATTCTTCATCCAACCACCAAAGGTAACCTTTGGTTGTCCTGGAGTAAGTTGCTGAACATAATCACGATATTTATCGGTTCCAACCTCAAGTTGAGTTCTAGGATCCGCACCTTCAGTCAATTGAGTTAGCCATCCACGATAGGTATTATCATATTCATCAGCATAGATCACGTAGTTAGGACCACGATGAATAATTTCTCCGAGAATACCAGTATCTAAATGCTGAACGATTGCGCCCTCTTGAAATATTTCGTTATTGTAATATGCTTCTCTTAGCATTTCATAATCTAACTTTGGTGCATACTGCCAGGTTTCTACTTTAGCAGTTGCGTGCATAGCATCCTGCAAAGTTCTAAAGAGTTTCTCTTTATCAGCATCCTTCAAGGTGTCTGGGATTCCTTTTGAGAAGACTTCAAACTTGTCTTCCATCGCCGCCTTACGCATCTTAGAAGCCGACATTCCACTAACATCTTCAGCATCAGCGTCTCTTTCGCCTGCTGAAATGACTTGGATATTATTGAAATTGTAGAGGGAACCATTATACTTTTGAGCAAGGTTTTGGAATTCAGAAACTCTATCAGACCCAACAACAATATTAACTTCTGTATACCCTTCTGCTGCTACTGCTTTGAGAACATCAAAAATGTTTCTCATGTTCTCATCACTAATAATATTTTCAGCATAATCAGGGAACATCTTCTTCATCCACTCAACCTTAGTATTTGGATCAAGAGGATTCTTAGCAGGATCCTGAGTACGTGATGGATAGATTCGAAAATCCCCATTTGCAGAACTAGCAACTTGCTGGATTAGTTTCTCATGTCCAACTGTAGGAGGATTAAATCTGCCGAAAGTTAGAGTAACTGACATACCCTGTTCTGAATTCTTGGCAGGATCCTGTTCAGGAGCAGCAGGATGATCTGTTGGAAGTCCAGCATCTTTAGCAGAAACTTTCACAAGTTTCATACCGCCTTCAGATCTATATTCTACTTTCTTAGTTCTTGGATTAGCATACTTTCCATATCCTACATGGACAAGTCCAAGTTTCTCTGCTTCTGCAGCAGCACCGCTCTTCTTGCCTTCAATTAAAAAATCCCTATAACTTTTCATTTACCTTGGGGTATCCTTCTTTAGTATTTATTTCTTTTGATAATCGCACATAATGTGAGTTGGTGCGACTCCAGAGGCTTTATTTCTGATATTAAATTGGAACTTATATTTTGCAGACTCGCAAGCAATGATTACCTTCTTACCTTTACCAGTAGTTCCACCATAATAAGCAGTAATTTTACCAGTAAGAGTTGTAGCAGATGTCAAATAAGATTGATCCATTTCATACACATTAACTTTGGATGTAGTTCCATGTACCATCCAATATCCCTTACCAACCATTTGTTCTAACAAATTTTCCAATGCTGCTTTGTTACAAGTTTGCGTAACATCTACTTGATGATTTTGTATTTTTTTGGAGTGCGGATAATTATTAAATGTTTCACAAAATGCTGTCTTACTAAGACCAAACATTGTAATAATTTTTTCAGCATCACTATCCAAATTATATGCCTTTAATTTATTAGCATTGAATAACGTACTAACTCCGATATTCGCAAATGCTAAGGTAGATCCATATTTCAATGATAGGTAAACTTTTGTTCCACCATTAAATTGTAGAGTAATGTCAGTTACTGTGGGCCCCAAATCAGTACCGCCATTTCCCAATCTAATAGTGTTTCCAGATATACTTAATGGTCTCTTGGTATTATTTTCTCCTTCTGCTATAACACCCGACAATGGTTTCTTAATATCTTTACCAACCATTTCGATTATCTTCTTTGCATCATCACCATACTTTCCTGTGACTTTTCCAGTTTCATATAGTTCTGTGAGAGCAACAAATAAATCTTTTTCAAATTGAATACCTAAATTTACCTTTGCTCCCTTACCAGTTTGTCCACCAAATTCAGATGTCTTTTGTAACTGCGTTAAATTTACTGTTTTGATTTGACCAGTATTTTCATACTTACCCGTGAAGAAAATTTTTGCTGTTCTATCTTCAATGAATTCCAATACTCTAGAGATTGCACTTGCTCTCTGATCTTTATCATCTACTTCATATGCATACTCACCGGCTTTGGTTTCAATAACAAGTGCATACGGAATAAAGACTCCTTCATCAGCAACAACAAAATGGTTTTCGTAACCATCTAAACCAAAAAATTTATCGACCAAAACTTCTACGTTTTGTCTCTTTTTTAATTGGGATTTATCGAGTGTTTGTGCCATTTAAAAAAACCCTCCCTTCAGTAGTATTTAGAAGAGAGGGGGTTTGTGATTATATCCATCTACCCATGCATCCATGAGTTCAGAAATTTGAAAGTATTCAATGATAATGTCATCATCGGTCGCCAGCCGCTCGGACTTCGGACTTAACGACATCAAAAACACCTTCGGGATAACGCTTAAGTAACTTAGAAACATTTTTCATGATAACTTCGTCTATACTAATATTTAGAGCAAGACATGCCTGGGCAACATACCACATGACATCACCAAGTTCAATAATTAGATGCTCGCGGTTATCTTCGTTCCACGGTTTACCTTGGAAAATCATCTTCTTAATGATCTCCATAAACTCACCACCTTCAGCATTGATACCAACAGCAGCAGTCAGGAGACGCTCAATGTTACTATCTTTAGCAGACAGTTCATTCAAACGTTCATAAAAAGCCATGTAATCCTTAGACGGTTTACTGGTAACAAAATCAACAAACTCAAGATACTTATTCAGATCTGCCTCAGCAGCAACTGGTTCTTCATCAATCAACTGATCCGTAACACCTTGAGTTTCAGGAAACTCTTGTTCATCTTTAGGAGCAAATCCTTCAGCCATAATTTACCTCAATATTTAAAGTCAGCAAAATTTTTACGGGTTTGACCTTTGAAAAGGTCTTCGGGTTCTTCATCTAGATCTTGCCCCGAATCAACAAGATCGGTTTGAGCAGATTGATCAACATCATAGAGACGCATCTTTGCTCTGTCAATACCGACGATAAAGCGTTTGTTCATCGTAGGATCATTATACCTGTTTTTGAGTTGTTTGACAAGTATCTGATTCAGTTGCTCAAGTTCCTCTGTAGATATAAGAGCAAACATAAGATCAGCAGTAGCAGGGAGACCAAAAGATTCTGAAGTATCAGTAAGGTCAACATCAGTACTACCATAGCCACTACGAGTAGTTTGAGTAGCACTGAAGATGGGGACGTTGAACTCCACAGCCAGACCTCGTAACTCTTCAGCAATAGATTTAACAAACGTATAAGAATTAACAATGGTTCCCTTATACCTAGAACTGCTGCAGATATTTAGATAATCGATAAAGATAATATCTGGTTTAAATCCTTTCTTTAGAGCAAGCTCGTTGAGAAGAGATTTAAAGTGCCCCGCGTGAGCAGACGCGGTTGGATACTCTTTAATGATGAGTTTGCCCACAGTCTTCTGAGCGAGTTTAATAATCTTAGTTTCATACATCTGTTTGGGTAGATCAACAAGTTGTTGAATGTTGATGTTCAATAGGTTCGCATCGATCCGTTCAGCGATTCTCTCTTCTGCCATTTCCAAGGTAATGTAAAGAACATTCTTGCCTTGAAGAAGGGAAGATGCGGCAACGTGGCACATAAAGAGAGACTTTCCAACACCCGTACCAGCAAGCGCGATGTTGAGTGTTTTGGAAGGTAGACCACCCTTAGTGATCTTGTTAAAAAATTCCAGATCAAAGGGAATCTTTTCCTCTTTACGGTGATAGAAATCATAGCGAGTTTCAAAATCATCAATGTAATCGTGACCTACATGCTCGTCAAAACAAACTCCTAGTGCCTCAGAAAGAATACTAGGAATTGCATCACGGCTCTTAGTCTTGTCCTTACCATCAGCAATCTTAATAGATTCCAGAAGAGAAAGATAGACTGCTCGATCCTTACACCATTTCTCAGATGTATCGACCAACCAATCATAATCAACTTTGTCTTCTGTAAATGTCTTAAGAAGATCTAGAATATTTTGAAACCCATCTTGACTCAGATCAGTCCTACGCTCACACTCAATAGCAATAGCATTCAGAGGAGGTTGAGTCTGATACTGCTGAACGTATTTGTTGATCTCTTCAAAGACCACACGTTCTTCATGAGTTTCAAAATATTCTGGTTTGATGAATGGAAGTACTTTTCGGCAATACTTCTCGTTGTATACAAGATTTTTGAGAACAATAACTTCCAGTTTATCCATCATAGGTAGTGACAATAAGATCCAATAATGTACTTTGGTTCATCCACTGTTGGAAGACCTGCATGAGGAAACATCCAAAGAGGTGGGAACACGATCATTCTACCAGATTGGGGTTTGATTGACAAGTCCAGGTAGGGAAACTTGGTTTCCCCTCCCGTCTCAACATCATTCAAATAAAGAAAGAAAGCCAAATATCTACGTGCAGAATTGTGGTTACCAACATCAACATGCTCAGCATACTGATCTCCACCAGGATTATACTTTTTAATTCTCAACTCTTCTAGTGCATACTGAGCGGGATGTTCATCAGTAATAAAATTATCAGTACAATATAGTTGAGCATATGTGGTAAAGACATTTACAAAGTGATTATGTAAATCTTTGTCCTTGGCAGAATAGTCTTCACTATCTCTAGTGAAGGAGGTAATATTCATCTGTGTGAAAGATGGTTTCTCCTCTCTCTCAATTCTCTCATGATAATCTTTATTATTTTCAAAAATTTTAATAGCATGTTTACATGCATCTTCATCGACTACATCATCATAAATTTTAATGAGATCAGTCAGTTTCTTCGCCAGCATAATCTTCCTCTCGTGATACTACATTGCCTTGTCCGTATAGATATTCTTTTCTTGCCGATTCATCCAGGGCTTGCATAATGTCTGGAGTAAAGTACTTTTCTGGATCCGCGAGAATTGATTTCGGATAGACGGACGTTCCATTAACCTTATAGCGATTACCAACTCTCTCAAAGACTCCGTATTTCTCTCCAAGTTCAAGTAATCCGTAGTAAGGGTCGAGTCCTGTGTCGTAGAAAAGGCGCGTTTCAGCAACGGAATTCTCTTTAGTAAAGCGAGACTTCTGTGCTTTGCACTTGATAATATTCCCGATGACTTCTTTACCGTCCTTTTCCTTAGATTTGGAGAGGTAGATAATAGTAGAAGCGGCATACTTAAGGCCAGAACCACCGCCCATTTCTTTAGTTGGAACATAAGCACCTACAACATCATACGTGTGATTAGTAACCAGCATCGGAATGTTTGCCTTACCGAGTTTCAGCGTCAGAACACGAAACACAGATTTGGTAACCTGGGCTCTGGTCATGTCCCTGGTTTCTTTACCCTCGGACGAATCTTCAATCTCCTTTGTTGTAGAAAGATTCCCCAGAGAATCTAGTACAAACATCAGAGGTTGTCTATCCTTTTCCTTTTGATCTAAGTATTTATCCACAATCCGTAGTGACTGAGTACGAAACTCTTGCACGGTAACGACAGGTACAATAATCATTCGCTTTGAATCGATACCACGATCCTCAATCATCGACTTAGTAATTGCGGATTCTGATTCAAAGTAAACAACACCCGCGTTAGGATTACTATCGAGAAAATGTTTGACAACAGAGAGACAGAAGAAAGTCTTTCCAGTTGATGATTCTCCCGCAATAGCCGTAATTTTGTTTGACGGGATGCCACCGTAAATTGAGCCTGATACCAAAGCATTAAAAATGTAACTGCCTGTATCAACGAAACTATCACAATCACCAGCAGCAACCCCATCAGAGACAAGGCCAGCATACTCATTACCGATCTCCTTTACTACATCTTGTAAAAAATTCATGAAAATAAAAACTCCAATGTATTAATCTTTTCGGTTTTCCAACCGATTGTATCTAGAATCGTCTTCAACGGTTCTAGAAATGATTTCTCAAATTGTAAGTCATGATCAATGTATTTGTCAAGACCTAACTCTTTTGGAAATTCTTGAATGAACGAAATAATATTCTCGTTTATTTTGTTTGGTGTTCTGAGGAAGATAAACTTAATCTTCTCTCCTTCTTGGATAATAGGATACTTATTAGTAAGTTTATGCTTGCGGATATAGTAATTATACAATAGTGAACCTCTGACATGAATAGGCGTACCCTTTCCATAAATTGTTGCCGTACTACTAAATTTACCTAAGTTATTTACACCGCGAGGAAAAGCTATCTCCACAGGACTCATCTTCTTAAATTCATTACGAAACTCTTCGATGAACTCAATCAGATCATCATTAGTCTTCGTCATGATAACCTTCAGAGCATCCTTAATCTTTTGACGACAAGGTGCAGGTGTAGAAGATTTAACTGCTTCGATACCCATGATCTTGAGTTTTGGTTCTGAGAACCGAACACCCTCAATATCCCAAGCATTCAAGATGTAGCGTTTCTTCGCAGTCCAAATACCTTTGTCCGCAATAGTCTCACGCTTCATGAACATCTTCTGATCAAAGGCATTCACATACTTCGCCAGCTCTTCGTAAGAACTTTCAATATATTTTTCAAGTTCCACTTTACACACCTTATCAAGGAACGAAACGATGCTTTCAGTAGTTTTCTCTCTTCCCTTGAATACGCCATCCACCAGCGGACCAAGATTAAGGTAGATAGAATCAGTATCAGCAGCAATAACATAATCAGCATTCTCCGTTTTCAGAATCTTGTTTAGATACTGATTCATCTTCGTCTCAATCCAACGAATTGAAAACTGACCAGACAAAGTAATTGCCTCAGCATTCTGAAGATTATAGTATCTGAAGTATTGGTTTCCGATGGCACCATAGGCAGAGTTGAGTTGAATCTTACGTGCCATCTGGATATTGTTGAACTTAGAAATATCCTTCTCTAGTTTTTCACTAGGATTCTTTTCATACTCTTGCTTTGCGGCAAGCATCTTCTTTTTGTAGATAGTGCGATCATCGTAAATACGTTGCATCATCTTAGGCAAGAAACCTTGATATGCAGTAGTGTACATCGCACCATTCGCACATACAGTTTCTCCATCCAAAGTAGACAGATCAAGTTCCTGATTCAGTAGACGATCTACTGTCGCATATGGGTGACGAGTAGGAAGCAGAGTTTCAGGACTAATGTTGTACTGCATGATCAGGTGAGGATACAGGGAGTTCAAGTCGAAACTCACCACCCAGTTGTACAAACCTGGCTTGGGTTCTTTCACAAAAGCACCAGCATACTTATCATCTTTCTTACTTCCTTTCTTCTGAGGGACAACGATGTTATCTTTTTTGAGGAAGTTGAAGATGAGAGTATCCCACATACGAACCTGAGAGTATACATCCTCAAAGTTCACCTTTGCGTCATATGCCATCGTAACAGCAAGTTCGATCAGTTTCATCTTGTCTTCCAGACGGTCAACAAGTTCTACGTCGAAGATGTTGTACTCTACAAACTTCTGCCAACCATTTGTATAGAACTCACGGAAGGTATCAAACTCACTATGATCCAACTTGCGCTGGCCAAGTTCAACGAAAGCAATATGATCCAGTCGATAGGATTCCTGGTTTGTGTAAGTGAACTTCTTGTAAAGATCAAGATAATCAAGACAAGAAACACCCATGATGTCATAGGCAAGATTAGTTCTTCCCATGATCACAATCTCACGTTCAGTTACTTTCTCCCAAGGTGAGAGGGACTTAACCCACTTCTCCCCGATGATACGATCCATCCTGCGGCAGAGATATGGAATATCGTACAGATAGCAGTTCCAACCAGTAACAATATCAGGAGTATTCTCTGCCCAGAACGATACAAAGTCTTTGAGCATCGTAGACTCATCCCACTGATAGTGAACGTTCACACCTTCAGGAACATTAAACTCCCGAGTAGCCCAAACATCCACACGCTTGGAATTCAAGTTCTTCATCGTGATACAAAGAACTTCCTCTGCTGCACTTTGCACATCAGGGAATCCATTCTCAGATGCAACCTCGATGTCGATTGTATAGATCTCAAGTTTCTTGAAATCATAATCAACTTCATTAGGATGCTGATCCGAGATGTACTGATACACAAAACGTTCATATCCATAAACATCAAAGTTTTGGACACTCTCGTACTTCTTCATAAACTCCCGTGCATCACGGGGTCCAGCAAACTTCATCGGTTTGACGTTATTGCCTTCCAGAGTTTTGTACTTAGACTCTCCTGGACAAGCAACAAAAAGAGTAGGTGAAAATGATTCTTTAAACTGAACCCGACGCCCTTGCTCGAATCCACGATAAAGAATATTATCACCTACCTGTTGAACACTGGTATAAAATTTCATCAAGCAACTTTACTGTAAAGGTCCAGAACACCTGGTTCAGGATCCAGTATAGTAAAAATCGCGTCGCTTGTCAAGAAGAGATCCCTCTGAGCCGAGAACTTAGGATAGGGTTTGAGGATTACATACTCATAAACATAGTAATCCTTTTCACCTTCATCAATTTTTCTAGCAGATACCTTCAAGTGTGTTCCTTCTAATGAGTGAGCACGTTTTTCAATATCTTCTGGATTTGTTCCGTACTCAGCACACTCTACAATCTCGTAGCAATTTTCTACAAGAATCGATGGTTCTTCATCAAGTTCAGTCACCCTCCCAATCAGGTACATCTCCCGTTGCTTCAACAAAAGAATTTTCGTAAGAGAGGGACTCATCTTCTGCTCCTCCTCCAAAATCATTTCCTCCTCCATTTACTGCCTCCAATAATTCTGAATACTGTTTTAAAACTTGACTATGCGGATCATACACCATGACGATTTCATTCGGATCCAAATGAATTGTCCTAGAAGCAGACAAAGGAACCCAAGATAGCATGTGAACTTTAGGGTTACTAACTTTAATCGGTTGACCCTCGTTAAACATTGCATTGGGATCTTCCACAAGAGCAACAGAGTATGGATCTTCCATTTGAATTGCTGCTACCTGTTGAGTATCTTTGAGGACCACTTCTTTAATTTCTGCAATGATATCTTCACCGCTTCTTAGCCTTGCGATTCTTACGGTCATAATTCTTAGACAAAATAATGTTTACTGATTCTTTAATTAATTCCTTCACCGCTTTGTCTTGGTGAAGATTTTTAGTGTCTGTGATTTGTTTAGCATATGTAAACAAAATGTCCATCACATGTACTGGTGCTTCAATCGTTACCAGATCAGACTCACCTTCATATCCTGATGGATTCAGGTTATAGTAAAATTGCATAGATACCTCCATTATACAACAAAAAAGGGAGAGGTCAAGCCCTTCTCCCTATTCTGTTTTCTGTAAGTTATTTATATACGGATTTGACTGTGCGTACAGGAACCCAGAACAAATATATTTTTGAGTTCCTGACGGTGGTGAATTTCCTCTATGAACATAAGTCCAAGTAGAAGGAAAGAATACCAACTTACCAGCCCTAGGAATTATTTTGTAACCATTAATAAATTCAGTTTCCCCACCGTCAACATCATTCAAATACCAGATATAAGAAATAAATCTGGAGGCACCTTTACCATAACTATCATCAGAACAATAGTCCTGATGCCAATCAAAATGATCTCCATCATCTCCATTATATCTTTTAATCTTATAACCACTGTCAACTAACATGTCAGCAGTGAAGTCTATCATCAATTCTTCTTTTAAAAATACTCTGTATTGATCTAAGGATTTATTTAAAGTTTTAAATAATTTATCATCCTCATCTTTCCAAGAGTCTAAAGATGTGATATTAACTTCTGTTGCTTGGAGGACATTTGAATATCCCCCAATAGTTGTGGCTAGTGATTTAAAAGATTCCAATTCATATTTTTGAATTAGATGTTGACACAAATCAACATCTAAACTCGTTTCATCAATCCAAATAAACCTATCATCCATTTAAAAGTTGCGGCTCACTTGATCCCATTATATCATATACTGTTCGTTTTTGGTGCTCTGGAATAATTTTCTCTAAATCGATTGTAAGTAGTCCATCTGTAAAGAGGACATCTTTTACTCTTACATCTTCAGATAGTTGCCAAGATCTGTTGAAACTCCTTTTCGATAATCCTTTGTGTAGGTAAGTTCTTGTAGAATCTGGTTCCTCATGTTTAGAGGTAACTCTGAGAATGTTTTGTTCAGTAGAGACTTCGATCTCTTCTCGTTTAAATCCTGCAAGTGCGACTTCAACTGTGAAATTACTGGAATCATGTTTGATTAAATTGTAGGGAGGATAGTTGATGTTGTGACCAGATAGTGCATCTAATCTATTAAAAACATCATCCAGACCTACAGCGTGAGGTGCGTATTCTTTCCAAAAAGTATCCAACGTAGTGGTAGTAATCATTTTACTTCTCCTTAAATAAGCGAGTTGTTTGTAGTGGACCCCGAAGGCATCCGAAAAATATTTATAGCATAAATAACTGTGCCTACCGTTTTATCTTTTAGGAGAAACCGAACATGAAAAAGGTAATCACCGCACTTGCGGCATCCTTTTTCGTTATGCCTTCGTCATTTGCAGCTGAAATTACTTCGAGAATTACTGATTCAGTTCAGTTGGGTGTGCAGGGTGCAGCAGTTCAATCAACAAGAATCGGGGCTTCATATTCAGCCTCAGGTACAAATATTCAGGCAACTTCATTTGGAGGAGTTGGTGGCGCAGGAAGTTATAACATTAATACAGCAGGTCAAGCGTTCAGTTTCTCAGAAACTTTCAATGCTGCTGATACACCAGTCACCACTCAGTCGGTCAGTGGTGGAGTTATTGCTTCTCCCAACCTTTATGGGGATTCTGTTACTCAGTTAGCAGGGGACAAAGGTTCTCTCGCTGGTACATTATCACCTACTGGTGTTCCTACTGTCACTGCTGGTGGTCCTGGTACTACAGCAACAGCACAACGTAGTGTAGAACTGAGCGTATTCAAATGAAACTTATAACTCCCGCTTTGCTTTTGGCAGCGGGAGTCATTTGTACTCCTGCTTATGCTGAAAGTGTTGTGCCTAATTTTACAAGAGGCACTATTACTGCAACCACAGAATCAACAACAAAAGTAATAGAAACAATTCGTCAAGTTGAATATACAACTGGCACGTCTTATACTGTCACTGGAACTAATATTAACATTCCTGGCACTCCTCAACAAGGAGCAAATTATAGTATAATGAATCAAGGTGCTCCATTCCAGTTCAGTGAAACTTATCTCGGACCTGGAGTGGCTAAGGAAACATGGATAGATCGCACCACAGAAACTCAATCTACCACAAACTCTATATCTGTCTTTACGCAGTAGGTCTTTATGTATCGCCTGTGCTGGCTCAAACAGCTCCTAGTAATACTAATATTGCTGGCCCTAGTGCTTCTGCTACAGGAAACGTTACTAACCAAGCGGTACAAGTCCTCCAGGGTCCATACGCCGTCAATACGTATGGTGGTGGAGTTAGTTGCCAGGGACCGACGATGAGTTTGTCCCCATTTGTATTGGGGAATCTAAATGGAAACAAGGACCCAGAAACATACCAATCCTATACTGGTAATGCTGGTGTAAGTATGGGATTCAATTTCCCTTTAGATGGTGGATTGACAGAACTTTGTAAAGAAAGAGCAAGAACAGAAATAAGAAGACAACAAGCAGAAACAGATAAAGCACGTTTAGATTTTGAATTAGTAAGACTTCTAAAATGTGGAGAAGCAATTAAGTCTGGAGTTACATTTCATCCAGAATCTCCATATGCAAAAATTTGTGCAGATGTAGTTGTCAGGTATCCCTCACCTGCAATTGTAACAATTCCAGATACAAAACTAAATAAGGGCAGATAAGTAATTCTACCGTGCGATATGTATCAGTCATGCTTCTTAAGCATAATGGAAGAGTGGAATGGTTTGAAATTCCTTGGGGTAAAGCCCATCTGGATGCTATTAAAAAACACGGTACTATTCTTATGACTATTGTACATGGATAAGGAGGTATTCAAATGTATGTGCTCTCAGAGAAAGACATCAATCGTCTAATCATCTTATGTGCCGAAAAGGCAGTTGCGACTTCTGACAAGAGTACTAAACAAGAATATCAACATCTCCTTAATAAATTGAAAATCTACAAAGATCAAAATCATGACACATCTGGTAGTTGAAATCTTAAATAATCCTGTCTGTTTGGGTATTCTAAGTGGTTCTTTGATTATACTACCAATCATAGGTATAGCAAAAATTCATGAACCAGATATCAAAAAAAGAAGTTCAAGAGATGATTGATGATGCTATTAAAAAGCACAACTTTCATGCATCTATAATTAGTGCCATCTTAGGTTTTACCCTAATGGCATTTTATGCACATGGCGTAATAACTTTAGTTAAATGATTACAGAAGAAGACTTACAGCAACTACAAGAAATAGTTTTTCAACAAAAGATGAATGAGTTATTTGAGGAACCATCTACATACGAGGATGAAGATGAATGAGTTTCCTTGGGGAGTTGTTATTATTTTAGGAGCAGGACTAATATTTACTGCTTGGATAATTTATTATATTCTCAGATTAGCAAATGAGGAAATGAAAGATGCTCACAAAGACTAAGCCTTTTGACTGGAGAGAACGAGACGAATTGTGGCAACAAAGATCATTTTTACTATCTTGTTTTGTCAGAATGAAAGCAGAGATTACTACACATACTTACGAATTTATTGATTATCTAATTAGTCAAGATTACAAACCACCCCTAACTAGTTTGGATGATGTTGATAGAAATATAAGACAACTATATAAAGAGTATGCTGAACATACAAATTGGGATGACCGTATATGAATAACTTAGTTATATCTTCACTATGCTTATTCACCTCCATAGGTTTGTTTATCTACTGGGGACTCACACACGCATATCCAAAATGAAAAAGTTATTGACTTCTCTGTTTATTGCTACAACATTATCTCTACCAGTTGCAGCAGAACCAATCGTAAAGGACCATAGTTTTGATTCTCTAGGTTGTATGATACTTTTAGAATGTACTAGAGGAGTCGATAGAGTTACGCCAGGACAAGATTTAGGAAGCAAGCAAGAAGCATATAAGGACGAATACCTTAGAATTATTTCAGCATTAGACAAGATTGGTGTTGCTGTTTATATTGCAGATGAAAGATATTTCCCACACAACACCAACGGAATTTACAAACCCGACTACAATCGTTTCTTTATTCGTAGAGATTTACTAGAGAACGAAAGAGAATTCATCAAAACACTTCGTCATGAAGGTTGGCACGCTGTACAGGATTGTATGGCTGGTGGTATTCAAAATGGATTTATTGCACAAGTTTATCAAGATAAAGATATTCCAGAATACATTAGAGACATGACTGCTAGAGTTTATGGTCTTGCTGGTCAAGGTGCTGCAGTTGCATGGGAATCTGATGCAAATACAGCAAAAGCAAGGGCAGGGGATACAGCAAACTATCTTGAGATGTGTGCCAAAGGTCCATTATGGGATCAAGTAGAACCAACTCCGATGACTAAAGAATGGTTAATTGGTTGTGGTTTCATGAAGTCTGATGGCAGACATAAAGTTTATTCTGCAGAGAAAAAGGCAAGAGAGTGCAAAGAAGGAAACAAATAATTTAGTATCAAAAGTTACAAAACTACTTCACTAAATAAAGTACGTTCATCTGCTATAATGCAGACGGAAGTAAGCTAACTCGGAACGGATCGTTCATCTATGGATGCACTCATTCTTACGTGCTTACAGGCACAATTGATTGCTGGGAGAGTTCATAAACAGAACATTCCCAAACAAGCAAAGATAGAATTGATTAATGAATTAAAAATTATATCACCAAAAGAGTGTAAGATAGACGCAAAAGTTGACTGAAGGAACGCTCTTTAACCTAAACAACTAAGGAGAAAACCTAATGACAACCGCAACATATCGTGGCGTTCAATATAACGTCGAAGATCGCAAACTAAACGTTCTTCAAATGATCAAAGATCAGATTGAAAAGGAGCAACGTCGTAAAGCAGCACAACTAGCATCACTAAAATGATAGTCTAGCTGCTAACTTCTTAGCAATCTTTTTAGCAGGGGCAAACAGAGGTTTAAATCTCTTTTGCCCCTCTTTTGTAAATTTATCAGATATAATATCATCCACAATAATCTTATTTTCTACTTCGTAAAGTGGATTGATTTCAACTTGATCTCTGATATATTGCTCTACATTATCAACAGTATCAATCATTTTAGTTCCTTCCGAAGAGTATTGAAAAACATCAACCTTACCACTATCAGTTAGAACATAGTGCAGTACAGGTTTGACTTGTTTGATTTTAATTTTAAACTTATTCTTTGCTGCTTCTCGAATCAACGGTTCTGCTGCGTTCTTAAGGGCATTAAAAGCCATCGTTGATCCGATCGTGGCAGCAGTGGTCACGATCGCCACAGACCCCGCAGTTGCGACCACAGAGGGGTCTGGGAGGTCCACCTTGACCCCTGCGATGTTCAGACTAGGATTCGCTGGGATCTCTGCTTTCGTTACTAGAGGGGTCTGCTGGAGTGCCTGGATCTGTGGGGGCAGTTCTGGTTTAGCATCAGGTAATCCTCTGGTCTTATCCTGTTGTTGCTGCTGTTCCTTTTCCCTATCTGCTCTTACGGCTGCATCAAATTCTTCCTGTGTAGGTACATTAATCACAGGATATTTAATTGAGGTATCTGGATTATCAAATACAGGTAAAGCAAGTCCCCGAGAAACGGGAACTTGCATCTGTTCAATTACAGGAGGATCAAGCCTCTGAATCTGTGTACCTTGAGGGTTCGGTATTCGCTGCTGCTGCAACTGAGGTATCGAAGACAGGTTGGATTGCTGGTTCGGCAGGGACTGGAGTTGGTTCGACTGCAGTGGTTGCAGGAACGGAATCTGGTTTGGCATCGTCCTTCTTCTCGTCCTTCTTCAAAGTATCAACACCGAAAGTAGCGGCTGCTGCAGTAAAGACTGTAGCAATAAAAGTTGGGTCCATTTTTGATAATAGACCTGCATAACTAGCTGTAAGTAGTGCAGCACTCCAACTCAAAACTGAAATTCTAACGATCGTGCTCATACATCTTTCCTTCTTTTGAGTTTCCATCGTCCTAAAAAATTAGAGGGGTATGGTCCCCTCTATTTATATTATGCTTCTTTTTTCTTACCAATATTATATTTAGATTCTAAAGTCCACTCACCTTTATCCTTATATGCAATCACTTTGATTTGATTAAGTGGCGCTGCATCTTCGATCTCAGTTGCTTGAACAACTTCAACTAATCCCCAATCCGAAAGCAATTGAACAATACGATTGCGACGTTGTACATCATTCAACGAAAAGTTTGTGTCCTTACGATCAAGAGCAAATAACTCTTTAAAGTGAACGATATAATACTTACCCTTCTTATGAAGAATGTGACAAGACTGATATAGTTTCTTTTCTTTGCGAGAAGCTACACCAATACGAGTTAAGGTTTCACGTACTTTAAGAAAATCATCTGGTTCTTTTAGAAGAACTTCAACCATAGATTCTTCAGACCATTTCACTTCTACTTCACTCATTTTTTACCTCCAACATTAAGCTTAGACTCTATAAATTTTAGTTGTTCTTTGGTTAATAACCCAAGAGCAGTCTTAGCTTTTTCATTACTATAACCATAGTACTGCTTAACCAACTCAAGGTCTTTCAGGGAATCCTTCTTTAACCAGGGAGAGAAACGTTTTCTCTTACGAATACTATTTATAAAAAAGTCGTATTGCATCTTACTATCGAGATGCGAAGCCATGTTCATTTCATTGGCATACAAGACTGTATCCATGAAACCAGAGAGGCATCGATTAATAATATAAGGAGGATATGCTTTTACTGCTTCCCCATCTGCATCCATCAAATTAACTTTATCATAATTGATAGAGTTAAGATAATGCTTCAATTCATAGGTCATCGAATAATCTCCAAATCAATACCAGGTTTCCATAATTCAAGTTCAGTTCTAACTCTATCTTCTACCTTCAACTTCTCGTATCTTTTGGATGCTTTCTTCTTCCACCAAGTAATTGCTTCCTCAGCAGTGTGACGGAAATCACCAAGATAGTATCTCTTCTTCTCGGTCAATGTTTTTGCATGATTGATACAATCATTGAATTCCTTAAGTTTGATTTCATCGTCTAAAGACTTACGGATGATTGAGATCATCTTTTGTTGGATTTTTAATTTCTTAGATGACTTGTCAGCAGAAACTAAACGTTCGCCGCCATTACGTTCGTTGAACCACCAGAAGAAATCTCGAAACTCATCATCATGAAACAAAGGTAGAAAATCACTTTCAGTATCACCGATGTGCCTAACAAAAGGTTTGAGCCCATCGTACATAGAAACACCCTTTGTAGTTCCATACAAAGAAGTAGTCTCAAAGTATTTCAAATCTGTACCATACTTCTCATCAAATTGCCTCTTCAATTCTTGAGAAGATGCTAAAAGGGCCAGTAATTTACCGCCCAAGTAATTGAATCCAAAAGGTTGAGTAGGAACAATATTGAAACCCATGACAAAATGAGCGTTAATATTAGATAGGGGAAGGACTTCACCGAAATAATCGTTGCGAGGTTTGCTGTTAATAGTTGGAGAACCAAAGCGCACAACACCAGCAATCTTCTTTGTATTCTCTTCAGTAACAATCCACTTCAAAGTTCTACCAGGAATTGCTTCCTCAATAGCATTCGAAGCAGTTTGATTAAGAACTTCGGAATATAAACTCTGGTTGTACTTGCTTTTTGGTTTTGCAGAAGTATCCACCTGATGAATCTTAAAATTCATATCATTTGGATGCATATCAAATTGACAGAATATTTCATCTTCTGGGCCAAACAAAGTTCCAGATTGATTACTCATCCTGTCTCGTTTTACAAAACGAAGATAGTCATCAATTCTCTGGAACTGAGTGTAGTAAGTTACAAATTTATTAGCGGCATAAATGGCATCTTCACAATTCAGTTGCATAATGATCTAAGGTAATGTGTGCCATTGGGAATCCATATAGATTAGCATGAACTTTGCCAACTGGCAAGGCATTGAAACTCATCGTATATCGGGATTCCTTTCCTTTATGAGGTCTGGAACAATGGGGTAACCAACTTGGAAACATAATCAAAGTTCCAGGTTCAGGATAAATTTCTCGTTCAAGTTCTTTATTCTTTTTCCAATTCACATCTAGAGCAATACCGCCTTTACTTGCAAATGGATCTAAGAACACAGTTGGAGATCCTTCAGTTACATAATAAACTGCACTCACATAGGAAAGATTGTGATTGTGAATATGATGTGAAGCCATCCGTCCAGGTGCAGATTTGTTTCCCCAACAAACAGCAATATCTAATCCATCACAATCCAGTTCATAATACTCATGATATTCTTTTAAACATTGACGAAACCAATCCATTAAAAATTTAAACTTAGGTTCCCTGTGTAGTACACCATCAGTAGTTTGAACTCTCATCTCTTCCCATTCAGCCCAATCACCAGATCTTTGAGCGGGATCATACTGCTCAATCAGAGCAATAACTTCATCAGTTCTTGGATCTGGATTCTCAAATTTATGAAGAACTGTAGGAAAGATACTTAAGGTTTTCATAGAATCAATTTTTTCTCAGGCGGTGTTACAAGATTAGAAAAAATTGCTCGATGATTTTCGATCACTGCTTCGTTAGGATCACTAATAAAAACAACAAAGTTTTTGTTAATGTCAATCGATTCTACACTTCGATCTAATACTGGAGACCATGGAGCAAAACCAATCTGGTTATTTTGTGCAGGAACCAACACGATAGGATCTTTAATTGTAATTTGTTCTGTCCCTTCTTCAAGGACTGTAGCGATAACATCCTCACCAGAGGACATGCGGATCAATTTAATACTCATTTGAATTTACACTCACACATAATTTCAGTAAGGGCTGCCAAGAGATTTACTTCTTGGTCAGCAACGAAAGCACTTTGGTATTGGTACTTAGCAATAACAAGGACACCAGCAGGAATAGATGCGGGTGAAAGGCAATCATAAAGGGCGTCATAAACCCTGCGAAGTACAAAGTTAGGGTCGTTATCCAAGTTGGAGACCACCCACTTTCGGACTTCAGTAAAGTTTTTATCTTTAAGATGGTTGATGAGATCATTTATTCTAACATCCGAGACTAACGAAAGTATACCACTGTCAATTTTACCGCCAGAAGCATACCTTTGCAACTCGTTAAGAGTTCGACGCCAATCTGGGAAATGCTTGTTGATTACTTCAGCAACAATTTTTGCATCATATTCCACACCTTCATCCGTAAGTACAGACCTGACACGGTTGAAAAACTCTGCTGCGATTGCAGGTTTTTCCTTTCCTGGGATGCTGAAGTCAATACAGGAGCATCGGGAATGGAGGGGTTCAATGATCTTGTTCTTGAAGTTTGCTGTGAAGATGAATCGGCAGTTGCTATAAAACGCCTCAATATTAGCCCGTAGAAGGAGTTGAACGTCGTTGGTTGTGTTATCTGCCTCATCGATGATGATAACTTTGTGTTTACCAGTTGCTTGAAGTGATAGGGTCGAAGCAAAGTTCTTTGCTTGGTTCCGTACCGTGTCCAGAAATCGTCCTTCATCAGATCCGTTGATGACATAATAATCTGCTCCTAATTCTTCACAAATAGCTTTTGCTACAGTTGTTTTACCAATACCAGGAGGACCAGAGAGAAGAAGGTTAGGAATCTCCCCCTTCTCTGCGAACTCCTTAAAGGTTGTTTTAATATTTAGTGGAAGAATGCAATCGTCAATCTTACGAGGACGATACTTTTCAACCCAAAGAAAATGGTCTTTCATAATAAATCCTCCACTCAAGTTATCATTTATCAAGGTTAGGCTCAAGAGCAATCCAATACTTCAAATTGCAACTGGTAGATTTGAAGAGAGCAACTTTACCCATGTGAATAGAAACATCGTAAGTATGATTAGGCATCAACTTCAGATTCTCCATCTTAAAACAGTGACAAAAATCCCTATCCGTTTCACCAAGTTCAATCGAATACACGTTTGAAGTATCGTTCTTCTTATCAGTCACGCACATATACATGGAACCTTCAGAACCATAGAGACACAGATCCTGCACTCCATAGGTGCTAGAAGCGCGTTGAAGACGCGACAGATTCTCCCACGACAGGGTAAAACTAACATCAGCAGAGGGCACCTCCAGTTCCTTCTCAGGGGCACTGAGGATCATATCAGGATCGGAGTAATAGATCTTACTCTTAGATTTGGTGGTGGTATCTTTAATCACCAGGCAGGTATCATTTGTAAAATCCAGTTCAGGACTCTGACAAAGACCAAGAGCACCAATAAACACAGAGAGATCGTAAATAGGAACTTCTCGGGGAAACTCCTCATCAATTTCATACCTAGCCATGATGTTCTTATTCACAGAAAGAGTGGAAAGAACTTTACCAGGTTTGATATTGATGGACTTATTGATGGAAAGAAAATTCTTCAACGCATCAATAGTGGTGGTACTAATCGAAATACTCATACAGATTTAAACTCCTGAAGGCCGTTGTTAGTGCGAGAATAGTGCTTATCAAAGTGAAGAAGCAGCATAGCGTAATGAATCACTTTGAGAAGATCTCGTTTGTTGTGTCCATCCTTATCACCGTAGCGAGATCCATACTTAAGAATATTTGCTTGACAGAAATCTGCTGCTAGACCTTTTGCTGCCATCAGATCAATAGTCTGAATATCAGAATACTCATCGTCATGGCCACAATAGTGACTTCCGTAAGTGCTCACTACATAATCCTCAACATCTTTGAGGATTTTTTCTTCATTATACTTCCAATTCATAGTTAGTTCTCCAGTAAAAAGGGGAGGAATAACCTCCCCGTTAGTATATCAGAAAGGTGCTTGTTCGTCAACAGTTTCAACTTTATCATCCACCTTGGAATAGAGTTCCAAGAAAGATTGTTTGGTGTCAGCATCGAAACGGTTGACACACACTTCGATTGCCTTATCACGTTTGCCGAAGATAGCAAATGCCTTGGCAATATGAACCAGACGACGGGTGCTGATCACTTCATCCACACCACCATCATAGAAGGTCTTGCGGATTACTTGTGCCCAACGAACGAGTTTCTCAGCAAAGTCATCATCAGAATTACTCATGATGTTGGAAAGAATTTTGATTTCAGTCTTTTCTGCAGGGTATTCTTGCTCAAACGTAATCGGGAAACGTTCGAGGAAGGCTTCATTGAGGACGTTGGTTCCAATGAATCGTCCATCATCAGATCCCTTTCCCTTAGTGTTAGCAGTAGCAACCACAGTGAACCCGTTAGCAGGACGAACATAACGACCAATCTTTTTCAGAAAAACACCATTACCTTCCAAAACAGACTGCAGACAGAGAATCTTGTTAGAGGCAAGATCGATCTCATCCAGCAGCAGGACAGCACCTCGTTCAAGTGCTTCCACCACAGGACCGTTGTGCCACACAGTAGAACCATCCACCAGACGGAACCCACCGATCAGATCATCTTCATCGGTCTCGATGGTGATGTTGACACGAATCAGTTCACGTTTCAGTTGAGCACAGGCCTGTTCAACCGAGTGAGTTTTACCATTACCAGACAGACCAGTAATGAACACAGGATAGAACTCTTTAGACTGAATGACTTTCTTCAGATCAGCAAAGTTCCCGAACGGGACAAAATTACCATCCTTAGCAGGAACATAGGACTGAAGTTCCCGATCGGGATCAACAGCAGGAGCAGCAAAGGTCTCTTCCAGTTTCTCTACTTCCAAGGTCCACACTCCACGTCCAGTTTTATAATTGAGCAATTTCTTAGTAAGAGTTTGGTAGCTCACACCAATCTCATCAGCATACTCACGAAGTTGAGTAGCATTTACAGTTTTACCAAATCGTTGGGTCAGGTTAGTCAGTTCCACAGTTTTCGTCATGATGTAGGGTTGAGGGAGGTGCGTCCGTCGATTACCTTAGTAGTATAGGGCATCGGGGGGCAGGGGTCAAGCGATTTGACCCACGAATTTCGATAAGATTACCTTATTGACCATCTTACCATTCATATGTTTCTTAAATGCGTTGGTAAGTTGGGACTTGGAAGATGCATCTTTCACTTCGATCTCATTAGAATCTTTCTTTGCATCAGGATTCCAGTAACGATAACGATTCTGAGAATCATCATTACCATGAATCAGATACAGTTCCTTAAAACCACAACCTTTAATGGTCACAGATTTATTCTTAGTCCACTCTTTATCCAGTTTAGCAACTTCATCAAAAGGCATCTCACAATACTGTGCTTGCTGACGAACTTCACCCTTGGAGCAAAGACGGAAACCAAGCAGATTGTAGTTCACGATGTTAGAAATATAACCAACAAAGGTGTTAGTGATGCCATGACGATCCGTATTGATTTGAGTCTGGAACCGACTCTTAGGATCACGGAGAACAGTAATCTTATCGTTGTAAATGGGTTGAGAATGAACATCCTTCAAAGCAGGAACATATTTGTTATAGCAAGGAGTACAAGCCTCACCATCAGTAAGATAAATCACGTTAACTTTCTGGACTTTCTCTTCACTTTTGAATTTTTCGACAACCTGAGGGGTGGAAACGATTGCTTCTACCAGAGGGGTGCCAGAGAGGGAATATTCATAATCATACCAATTGCCACGATAGAAACCCCAGCAATTAACAAAGAATACTTCCATCATCTTATCAAAAGTTTGAGTATTCATCTTGGAAGAGAAGAACTCAAACAGACGGAACGATCGATCAACATTCAGATCACCTTCATTATTAGGAGTAGGTTTGCCAGGGAACAGTTGATCATTAGCATGACAATCGGAGAAAGCATACACTCGGAAAGGAATAGCACACTTCTTACAGAACCACATCAGATCGTACAATTGCTTGATCGTAGAGATCATGCTGCTGGACATAGAACCAGACCAGTCAAGGTAGAACACAAGACCGTGATTCTTACCATCAGGAATGGTGGTCACTTTCTTGAATACATCATCACTGAACTTGTAAGTGTGAAGACGAGTAGTATCAAGAACACCAGTACGAGAAGTTGATGCACGAGCATATTGATCTGCGGCTTTCTTACACTCAAACTCTTTCACAAGATAGTTTACAGTCTTGATGCTATCTTTCTTATACTTACGATACTCTTCCACAGGACGTTCCAGATCAGAACGTTGATGCCAAGCATTAAAAGAATTGCTCATCTTCTCAACGTTAGTTTTGAAAGGAACAATCGTTTGACTCAGATCAAACTTAGGAAGATTAATGTACCGATATTCCTTGGCACGTTCATCAACAAGAGTTTGCTGATTCTCATCCATGGCACGTTGAGTTTCCGAGACATTCTCGTTCACTTCATTCTTACCCCCGAGAGGAGTGGAATCACCCCCAGCTGGAGTAGACTCATCATCCTCATTATCAAAGTCAGAACCTTGTTTAGAGTTGCCTTCAGTTTCCATATTGGAACTACCAGGCATTTGGGGAGGTTGAGGTTCATCACCAGCACCAGAAGTCTGAGGAGCAGGAACTTCTTTTTCCTCAACTTTCTTCTGCTTCAGATATTCCATCAGAGCAAAAGCAAGATCCACAAGATCATCCCAGGTTTCAGTCTCACCAGAACGATTCACCCACTCCATCTCATCACGTTCAAAAGGAACGATGGTGCGATTACCAACAACACCAACCTTGTAATGCATGTTGATACGGTCGATCAGGGACATCTTACCAAGATCTTTCTCCTTAATCTCAAAGAAATCCAAGTCGTTCATCTCATTATAGCCGTGATAGAACGACTTGGAGAGACCAGGATAACGACGTTTCATGAGTTTCTCCACACGAACATCCTCCAGCACGTTCAGAATGTCCTGTGGGATTGCTTGAGAGACTGCACCGTAGTCCATAGGGGTATAGAGTGCATGACCGACTTCATGCCCCACCAGAAGGTCGTAGACGGTGCCAGAGACATTCTTCCAGATCGGCAGACAAAGGGTACGACTATCGACTTCAAAATACGCAGTAGGAACCTGACGGTGCTCCACATTCAGGTTTTCTGTTGCCAGCAGTTTGGCAAGGGTTCCTTTAACTTCGGGGTTGACAGGCATCGGACCTCGTTTCGTATGTACCTAATATAGGGCATCACGAAGCAGGGGTCAAGGGGTTGACCGATAAGGATTGGTTATGAATGGAGAATAGGAGACTCGAACTCCTGACAGCCTGCTTGCAAAGCAGGTGCTCTACCAACTGAGCTAATTCCCCAGAAAAGAAGGTTTACACCTCCTCCACGATTTTACTAAAATCGTTAACTTTATCGAAACGAATGTTATTCACAAACCTATCGACAAGAATTTCACCTTTATGAGATATAACGAACGTATTCGTAGAACTATCTAGGCTCTTAAGAATCTTCAACAATTCTTCAGTTCCCGAAGCATCCAAGGAACTATCAAACACTTCATCTAGAATTAACAAGTTAGTGCTAACGCTACTCTTCATTCTAGCAATCTCCCTCCAAGTGAAGAGAAGAGCCAAATCGATCTTTTGTTTTTCCCCCTCCGAAAACGATGCGTATGAAAACTCATCACGGTAGCGAGACTTGATGACCTCATCGAACTCTTCATCTAGAGTGAAGTTAACATAGAAATCCATGTTTGTCAAGTGGCGGTTGATACGATTATTAATGATAGGAATGTACTTCTTAATAATCTGAGCCTTGATACCTCCATCTTTTAGGAAATTACCAATCACTTCGTACTCAGATTTCTGTTTAGAAACTTCTGCACAGCGTTGTTCCGTTTGAGAATACTCTTCTTGATACACTTCCAATTTACCTTGCATCTTGGCAATATCAGGAGAATCGGAGAGACGATTGATCTCCTCTTTCAGGTTGAAAATAGAATTTTCATTTCTCTTGATAATGTTGGAAAGATGAAAAACCTTTGATGCGTTTGTCTTTTTGACATCTCTACGTTCTTGAAGAAGGGTAAATTTACCATCAAGATCTAGAAGTTGTTCTTCCATCTTCGATAGAGCATCAACATATTGTAGAGTTTTACCACGAAGATCGGAAATTTTCCGATCTTTAAACTCTTTCTCGATATTTTGAGTACATGTTGGACACGTATCGTTGTCATGGAAGAAGTCAAGATTCTTCTCAGCATCATTTTTATTGTGAGAGATCTTGAATTTTAACTCATGCAATTTACGGAGTTGTCTTTGGAGTGTATCGATCTCAGTAGTGTTGGCATCGATGTCCAGATTCTCTGCTTCAAGCATATTAATTTGCTTCTGCAGATCAAAGATCTCCTCCTCAATCTTATCGAGCTCTTCCTGCTTCTTGAGGATTACGCTCTCATTCGATATTTGCGAATTGCGAATGTACTCTTCCTGCATCTTGACTTTCTCTTCTGCAGACTTAAGTTCATACCCACAATCTTTCTGCTGCTCAATAACCTGACGGAGCCTGTCCTTAAGAAGAACATTCATCGTAGAGAAGATCTGAATATCAAGAATGTCTTCAATAACTTCACGACGATATGCAGGAGTCAGTTGCATGAATGGAACGAATGTAGATGATCCAAGAATAACAACCTGAGTGAAACTCTTAAAGTTCATCTTCAGAACATTTTGCTCCAACCACTTCTGCTGATCTGTAGATGCAGCAACCTGATCGATAGGATTACCATCCCTCCAAATTTCAAACTTAGCAGGTTTAATCCCACGGATAACTTTCCACTTTACTTGTCCAATAGTAAACTCAATCTCAACCACACACTCTTTCTCGTTAATAGAGTTTACAAGTTGTGGCTTATTAATTCTGCGAAATGGTTTGTTGAATAGAACAAATGTAAGTGCATCCAGAATAGTTGACTTTCCAGCACCGTTCGATCCCTGAATCAAAGTTGAGGGATTTGAATCAAGAGATACTTCAGTGAACTGGTTTCCAGTAGAGAGGAAATTTTTCCAGCGAATAGTGTTGAATATAATCATGTGGGTGGAATTACAATATCATCAGGTTCAATAAAACAATAGTGGTATCCGTATATGGCACAACTTTGTACAACATGCTCAGAATCGCACTCTTTAACTTCTAGTGTATCATCAAAATCGTCTGCTTGCAACAGTCCATGGTATCGAACAGCATCATCTTCATCTTCAAAGATTTGAACTGTTTTTAGTCCGTCTTTATTTTTGACGGCATATACTCCACCATGTTTTTTAGATACTAGGATATACATTACACCTCGCAGGCTTCTAGATAAAGTGACTTGATAGTGCTTTTAATTGAATCTTTATTTACATTAAACTCTACTTCATCTATATATTTTTCTAGCAGAGTTAAAGTATCTTCGGTTTCCACATCCTCCTCACTATCTCCAAATTCCATTGATAAATCTTCAATGATTTTTAGATCTGCAACACCCGTATCATAAAGCATTTTTACCAATCTGTCAAACTTAAGTTGATCTTGTTTATCTTCAACAATAACTTTAACATATTTTCCAGAATAATCACTGACATCTGACAAATCATCACTATCTTTGTAGTGAATTTTGGCAAACATTGTATATGGATTACGATAGAATTTTAGTTCTAAACTATCGGTATCTAGAATATGAAATCCGCGTGGCGACTGATAATCGTTCCAATATAGTTCATACGGATTACCAAGGTAAAAAATATTACCTTTATTTGATTTGGTATGAAAGTGTCCAGAAAGTACTTTATCAAATTTCTTAAATGGTTGCTGATCAATTCCATGCTCCATTACAATTCCAGGAACAGTCTCAAAGCCGTTAAACTCAAGATGGCCCACACAGAGAGGTGAAGTAGATTGTTCCAGAAGTTCGTAAACTCTGGATCGATTGTCATCACATATCCAAGGGATGCCAAGTACAGGCAAAGAACCAAGAAGGAATTCACTAGGGCCATCCATAATCTGAATGTTGCCATACTCTCCCAAGAGGAGAGATGGGGCATTAACTCGTAGAGTGTTTTTATAGTAAATATCATGGTTACCTACTAGCATGGTCATCGAAACACCCATGTCTTCAAGAGGTTTAAACCACATCTCCTTTGCCGCTTCTAGTGAATTAAAATTCACAGATTTACGACGATCAAATGTATCTCCTAAACAGAGTACATGTTTGATTTTAAATTTTTGGATAAATGGGATAACTACATTACTATAAAATTTTCTATAGTAATCTACATATACCAAAGAATCATTACGAACACCGAAGTGTTGGTCAGTAATAACAAGAACTTTCATAATTAGTATCTATAACTATATTCAATGTTAGACTTAATTTGATTGTAAGAATTGTTACTATCATCACCATCAGAGGTGAAGACTTCTTCAAATCCAGATCGTTCAATTAGTTTTTCTTTAATATCCATTTGTCTTTTTTCCTTAGCAATCCTACGAAGAAATGCATAGTAAACAATCTGAGTAAAATATGCAAATGGATTACTAGACTTTTGGGGATCAAAGTTATCTACGTACTGAATACAGTTTTCAATGCCATCGCAGATCATATCATCTTTATACATGTAATTGATAAAGTTTGGACGATATGATAAATGGGTTGCAATCTTTAAAAAACATTCGCCAATATAATTATTGACTCTTGGTTTTGGCAGACCCTTTTGTTCAGCTTTGGCAACACTGATTTTATATTCCATAAGAGCACGAAGGAACTCTTTATTGTCTAGATAGTGTTGCTTTTTCTTTTCGGTCATACGATTTGTCGATTCCTCGTTAGTATATCCTAAAATAAAAATCTTGTCAAGTTGTAACAATTAGTAACGCTCTTGACAAGACTCTAAAATATGTGTATAATCACTCTGTTAAGGGTTGAAGATTAATATTAGCTTTGTTTGTACAACTGTTCTAATTTTTTTCTTAGGTCATTCACTTTACCTTTCAATCCCATATTGGTATCTACATCCACTCTTTTATTTTCAATTTCATCTTCGACTGTTTCCTTTGCAGATTTTTTTCTAACAAACAGTTCGTACATGTGAATCATTTCTTGGGATAACCCAGCAATTGTCATTATATCTTTTTCCTCAAGAATAAAAAATTCTTCATCAGAAAATTCCATCCAGTTATTCATCGCTACCCCTTTTACTGTGGAACTTCCAGATGATCTACTAATAATTTGAATTTCCAATGGATCGGAACAATAGATTTGTGTCTTACCATCTTGTTCTATAGCGAATCCTTTTGCAATAATAGATTCGCCAGATACAAGTTTGGCTATAAAATGAAATTCTTCATCATGACGGATGTAGTTAATCATAGGACTCTTTTAATCGAACTTCTATAATTTCATAATCAAATTTTTCTTCATTATAAATTTTAACTCTTTCAACTAAATGGTTCAGTGTGAAGTTTTTCAGATTGTTGGAAGATATATCATCAGCAATATCATAAAGAGTTGCTTGATTTTTATTCTCACCTTTTCGGAGAATACGACCTATAGATTGAAGATTACGAACACGCGATTTAGAAGGTGATGCAAAAATAACGTTATGGAGATTGCGGATATTGATCCCAGTAGAAAAAGTTCCATAACTAGCAACAATAATCGCGTCTTTTTCTTGTTCACAGATTTGTCGAGCTGCCTCCCTCTCTTCTGTGTCTACACCACCGTGTATAAAGAATACCCTTCGGTCTCCCTTGATCTTATTATTTATGAGGTCATAAAGTACCTCTCCATGCTTCTCGACATAGGAGAAGAGTACTAGTGTGTTTCCACTAAGATCTCGACACAAGTTACGAATTAATTTGTTACGACCTGGGTGAGAAATAATGTAATCAATTTCTTCTTGATACGAATCAAACTTGGTAAACTTATGCTTCAGTAAAAGAACTTTGATCTTTAACTTACTAAGATGACCTTCTTTCATTAGATCATTCGTTTTGGTAACTTGATTACACTTACCAAAGATACCTTCCAGAACTAACTTGTTTGTGTAGCTTCCATCAAGAGTTCCTGTGAATCCAATACGATACTTACAGTCATGCAACTTAGTCATGATACCAGTAAGGGATTTTGCTTTTGCTAAGTGTGCCTCATCAACGATCACACCGTCAAAATCATTAAACCATTTCTTATCTTCTTTGTAGATGGATTGCCAAGTTGTAATGACAACATCAGCATCGATGCCATACTTATCTCTACCTGCATAGATTTTGTGGCAGTGTGCTGAGGCATTCCAACCATAGTCCTCAAAGTCTTTGTACATCTGCTCTACCAGAGATGTAGTAGGAACGACAAGCAGCATTCTCCTACCAGCATTTACATGATAGCGAATGATGGAATAGATCATCAGGGATTTACCTGATGCTGTAGGAGATAGTAGAAGTCTTCTGTTGTGCTTGAGTGCTTCGTAGATTGCTCTGTACTGGTAGTCTCTTACCTTGTGTGGCATACCAAGAGACTTAACAAATGAAACTACAGCTTCGGGAGATACAAAATCATTTACATCGTGAGGATGACCATAGAATTTACACTGATCATATTCGTAAGTGTATCCTCTCTCATTACACCACTCCTCAAGATATTCTACGAGACCACAATACAACTCCCCTGTTCCTGGGGAGTAAAGTCTGATTTTGCCATCCCATACGCGATTGCGAAATTGTGGCATGTATTTGGCATTTGGAACATCAAAGGTAAAGTATTCTGCTAGTTCAACATTAATGTGTGGCTCTGTTTCAATTTTTAGATAAACTTCGTTCTTCTTACGAATTTTGAGATTCATTCTATACTCCCGACTTAAATCTCTCCCACTCGATTGCGTTCTTGATTTGGTAGGATCGATTACTGACCATTTTCAAAATACTATCAAGGTAGGTGAGTATCTGTTCTATGTAGTCCAATTTATATTGTGCCTTCTGAATATCTTCATCGGCATCTAAAAACATTTCAACCTCATCCTTAGTGGTAAGTTTGAGGTCGAATGGAATTTCTTTATAAAGTTCTTTGGGTGCTTTACCCTTGTAATACTTCCACTTATCTCGAATAAGTGTTCTGAGTTTGTACTCATTTTCTTTCTTCATGAGTGCAAACGTGTTATAAAGTTCGAAATACTTCATGTGAAGTTGTGGAACTCTGAGAGATTCTTCGCAGAGAAGATCGGCATCCATCTCCGAATCTTTCTTCCACATGTCTTGAATTTGTTCTAGGTTCATAATGTAATCTCAAGTAATCAAATTATATCATACACCTTCTGGTTCCCACCAGCTCTTATCTCTACGTTTTGTCTGATTTGGTAATCTAATCTCGTAGTAGGTGTAAGCAAAAGTTACATTTGCAGTTAAAAAATTATTATCGCCAATAGTGGCATCAAAGTCTAAAGTCGAAAGTGATGTTGGAAACATGTCAACGAAAACAATATCAAAGTTTGAAGTGAAATTATTTGTTTGAACTTGTAAGGTTCCGTCACTTACAATGTTTCTATCATTAGTTCTATCTACTTGTCTCCTTACAGAATCTTCAAATTCACCACGTTCGGAAAAAGCATACGGTACACCTAATGCTCTCATCCAGTTATGAATTTCCAAATAATTTTCTAAATTCTCATCAACCAAAAATTGAAAAGATAAATCACCATATCTAAAATTGCCTTCAATTGGGTATGCAATCAATGGTGTTGGAATATCAACTTCACCTACTGAGATTTCTGGAATGCTTGCAGTCTGGCACAGATAAGAAGTCTTAGGTGCCTTTTCAATTACAAACTTAAATCCAATAGGTGAAAGATAATTGTTATTTTTTAATTGTTGCTGATACCAATTGGCAGCCATGTCAACTTCCCAAGCTACATATTATTTAGACATAAAAAAAGGACCCCGAAGGGTCCTTGGAAAATGTGAGAAAGACTCACATTAGGTTGTCTACAAGAACACGTCTGTAGTATACGTTTGCGTTCGCGGTGAGAGCACCTGAACCCTGGGATAGACCCTCTGCGAATGGGTTAGCAACCATTCCGTAGCGAGTCTTGAATCCGATCTTGGGCTGGAAGGTGTCCTGACCAACTGCACGTACCATCTGGAGAGGTACATATGGGCAATAGAATAGACCTGCATCATAAGCAGATGAACCCTTATAACCCATTACGAAGAAGTGACGATCAGCAACGTTAGCGGAATATGGATCAACATAAACCTTGATGCGACCGTTGAGGGTTCCAACTAGGGTTGAGGAAGTATCGTCAACACCAGCAAGACCATTGTTGCCGTTGATAGCAGGGGTGTAGTCAAGAACACCAGCCATGCCGAGAGCACTTGCAACGTCTGCAGAGCAGATGATGAAGTTACCCTTGCCACGACGAGTCTGTTGACCAATCGCGTTTGCTTCTCTTTCAATTTGGAAGAGTAGACCCTTGAACTTCTCAACCGACCAACGACCGTTGGAGTCAACGTCTAGGTCGAAGATACCAGCAGCAGCGGTATTGTTCTGAGCACCAGGCTTAGCAATCTTGTAAACGGTACGAACAACTTCGCGGTTGATTTCAGCGAGAACCTCGGTTGAGAGGATGTTCGCTAGTTCGGTCTCAGCATCAAGACCATGGATAGCCTTGAGGTCTTGTGCGAGTTCTAGCGAGTACTCAGCCTTGAGGGCGCGTGACTTTGCAGTAACGGTAACTTTCTCGATCGAGAAGCCCATCTCACGGAAGTGGTTGCCTGAACCATCGCCAAGTGCTTCTGATTGAGCAGTCGTCATACCTTGACCACCGATGGTGTAGGTGCCGCTGTCATTTAGAAGACCAGGGTTTGAACCAGTCTGGGTGTTTGATGCGAGGGTGTTGCCGCTGTTCTCTGACGAATGCTCGGAATCAACTTCGTTGAAGAAGGTCTCAGTACCTGTGCTTGGAACACGGTCAGTACCCTTCATCGAACGCATTGCGAAGATGAGTCCAGTAGGACCAGTCATGGGTTGAACACCGCAGATGTCATAAGCAATAAGCTTAGGCATCGAACGACGGATTAGTGAAATTAGAACGGGGTCAAAACCTGCAACTGGACCAGTTGGGGTTGAACCACCCGAGAAACCTGTACCGCCTAGTGAGTTGGTAGGTGCAGCCTCAGCAAGCATTCCACGCTCTTCACGTAGGAAACGCTCTTGGTTTTCTAGCAGGACTGAGGTGACAGCCTTCTTGTAGGAATCCTTAATGGGATCAGCATCTTTGTGCTCAAGAATGGGTGCCCACTTTTCCTGCAATTGCTCTGACATGAACATTTGCTTTCTCCTTGAAAAATGAGTTTTATGTTATTTTGATAACAAATACGTAATTATTTATAAATTACGTTGTTTTGTTTATTTGGACCAGCGGGAAATTGCCTGCATATAAACAGACATAGCATCTCCGACAGGTTGTTCTACTACAGGAGCATCCTCTACTGCAGGTGCAGCGGTTTTAGAGAAATATGACTCCCTGAGAGTTTCGACTTTCTCACGAAAATCTTCCTCAGTGGTGAACTCTACACCTTCAGATAGGCTCATGAGCTTATCTTTTTGTGTTTCAGCAAGTCCAACAGAAACTTCGCTCACGATCCCATTCTTAATATAACCACCAAGTTTCTTATGCATCTCAACGTTAAGTTGGATCTGCTCGTTGAGCTTCTCTTCCATAACGTTAAGTTGTTCGGTTGCTTCAGCAGCAATCTCGAACTGCTCTTCGGGAACTTCAAGATAGTTCTCAGCGAAGAGATTTCTGAGTCCGCTCATTAAGTTCTCGGCAATCTCGGTCTTAATACCGTTATCGATTGCGAGAGCATTCTCCGCAACCCACTTCTCAGCAACGAAAGTGAGGTACGAATCGATTTGCTCGGACATTTCTGTTTTGAATTCAGCAACAGACTCTTCGAATGCTTGCTCATATGCTTCATTCATTAGAGCAACTTCTTCGTTGATCTTTGCTGTTACTGCTGCTTCAAAGATGAGTTTTGCTTTGTCTCTGAATTCTTCTGTAAGGTCTGAACCAGATACAAGAGCGTCAAGATCCTCGTCGAAGGAATACTGAACAGTCTCTTCTTCGATGACTTCGCCATCTTCTTCGGTCTCCTCAAAGGTTGGCTTCTTGCTTAGGGTTTCTTGCTTATCACCAGAAGCAGCGGAAGGCTTAGTTGTAGGAGCAGATGCACCCTTCATCTTAGCAGCAACCTTTTTACCGATTGACTCGGTATCATCAGGACGACCTGATGTTGGGGTTGGACCACCGATCTCTTCTGATTCGTCCTTTAGTTCGGATCTTTCTGCGGGTTTTGCACCCTTGGTTACTACGTTAGAACCTTCTTCAAGATCCATAGTTTCAAGTTCTTTTGACATTAGATTGTCTCCTGTCTCTGTTTTTACGGAATTTTCGTGTAATTATTTATATATGCAAATAATTATAGACTTCTTAGGAACGCGGCAAATGCCTTTACCTTGCGTTCTTGAAGATTAATTAGTGTTGATT